TTACTGAGTATAGACCGCAACCACCACTGCCTCTCTGGGATTATGTTCGTCAAAGAAGATGACCGCCACCTTCCTGCCAGTGGTCATTTCACCGCCGGGCAGGTTACGGGCCACGGTGATGTCTTCCAGATAGGCTTTATAGCTGCCCGCCAGCTGCACAGTGGCCGTGTAATTGCCGGAATTGAAACTCTTCAGGACGCCTTTCCTTAAACTCACTTAACTCATCCCTCTCTATTAATTTACACCGCTCCCAGCTGCAGACGCTGACGGTATTCGCCACGGCGGGGACTGTAAACGAGAACAAAGCCAAGTACCCGCCGCTTGACCGCGTTGAGCCCAGCACGAATATCCGTGATATCAATAACGTCGTAAAGTTGCTGGCCGCAATTGACCGGCACCAGCATGGTGCCGCTGGCCGATGCCACCTCCGCCTGTCTTAAATAAGCATCACCGCGTTCCTGTGCTTTGGTTACCGAATCAATATTTCGGTCTTCCAGCTGCTTTAACCTATCATACCGTCTTTCTATCTCACCCCAGTTAAAACGGTCGACCACGATCATCTCATCGCTGCCAGTATCATAGCCCTCCACCTGGATGCGGTTGAGTTCCCAGGCTCCCTGATGGTATCTTCCTTCCAGAACCGCATGTTCCTCTCCGTAGCTGTACACGGAACTGTCTGACGCCTGGGGATTCACAATGCAGGCAGTCGCGCCTTCAACAAGTAACACGTCAGGAACAAAGGAGAGCAATTTTCGGACCACTGTTTCCCCGAGGTTGCCGGAATTGATGGTGAAGTCGGGATAAAAACCGGTGATGACTGATGACTGTGATTTCACTTCCAGCTTCAGCCCCACCCGGGCCAGGACAAAGGCGAGTATATCCTTGACGCTCATCTCCTCTGAGTCCCGGTTCCAGCGGAACTGGTGTCTGGCCCTCCAGCCGGTGATGGCCTCCCAGCCATCCCGGGCGTATAGTATGAGACTGGCCGAGCCACCGGCACTGGTATGTTCGTACTCTTCAAGGCAGTACGCCTGCCCGGCACTTACCTCGTCGCCATCTTCCGTCCGGTAACCGGGGCTGAATTCCAGCTGGCAGCCGACGTCAAGGACAGACAATTCTCCCTGCCCCACCGAAGCGTACTGCCCCTGGTCATTCCTCAGCTCCACGGTAATTTTGCCCGATGTCTCCCCTGCTTCCTGCCGCATCGCCAGCACATCGGCGGTCAGGTCAAGGTTCTGGACAGTCGATTTGGCACGCCACACACCCGATGGACAGGAAAGCCAGCCGTAGTCTCCGTGGTGCGCTATGGCCAGCCCGTATGCCGATGACAGATTGAATGGCACCGGTTCCCGCCACAGGTTATCGATGAACCTGGCATCCAGAACCGTATGCGACCAGAAAGGACGGTGGTATGACTGACTGCCGGAAAACTTCTCTACAAAGAAACCACGGTAAACATCCGCTTTATCCAGAAATGGCTGGCGGTACTCAAATTCACCGCTCGATGGCGCTGAGGCCAGTTCTTTTAAAGTCGACCAGCTTCCTGCTGAGACATCACCACCATCGCCGTAAATGAGCGACCACACTTTGAAATTGCCCGACGAATCCTTACCGGTGATGAGCAGGTTCCAGTCGTTTTCATAGACGGCGGCGATACCGGACAGGTCTCCGGTGCTTCTATTCCAGCTGGAGCGCTGCTGCCACTGGCCGCTGATGTTCTTTTTGACGTAAAGTGTCGCCTGGTCAGCAAAGAATATTGCCAGGTCACCGTTTGGTTTATATGCCGCCGCCAGGCCGCCGATATTGATTGTCGGGCAGTAATCAATAACCTCCGGACTACCCCAGCTCACACCATAATCGGTGCTTTTTATACGCTGAACCTTGCGGTTGGCGCCATCTATCCAGCAAATGGAGACCTCAGCCCCCAGCGAAGCGCAGGCGACGGCAGCGGCATTGAGCTGATTAGTATATATCCACTGGCTGAAGTCACTCAACGGGCCGGGGTCAGGCACCCGCTGCCGGTAAAGCTTGCGAGCGTCACCGGGCAGGGTCGCCCTGACGCGTATGAGAGAACCATCACCGGGCATGGTCACCGCATGGTAATAATCATCCTCGGAACCGGTGTACAGTCTGGTCCAGTCAAGCCTCACCACACCGGAATTTTTATTTTCGACCTCCACTTTGACGTACGGCGTCGCCGTAGCCTTTTTCTGTGCGGCCAGCAGTGTTGCCGTGAGGTTTCGCATTCTTTCTCCTTATACCAGCGCCGCCAGAATATCCGGTAGCGACTTATTTCCTTTTCGATAATGTCCCGCGAGATGAATGGCCGCCCCAAGAATCTCTTCCGGACTGGCCGGCACTCTTTTGCCCATGTTCAACGGGGACAGCGCGCTTGCGGCGGCAGCGACCTGACTCCAGTCAACGGTTCGCTCGATATCCAAATCGCCCTTGAGAGCCCGTACAATGCTTCTCTTGTGGTGCGGCAGACGCCAGGTATCAGGATTATCCGCGTCCCCAACGATGGCAAACGCCTCGCGGGGCAGGTCCCTTTTGGTACGTTTCGTTCGTTTTGCCATGGCTGCCTCAGGGACCATAATCAGTTGACTTCGAGACAGCTGGATAATATGGCCGGTACAGAGTGCTGTTTCTGATCCGGTTTCTCCTCCCCAGCCGCCTCAATTCCTTCCGGAAATCGCTCAGCCTTTCCCTGCCCCAGGCAAGGAACTCACCGGGCGTAACGCTCCCACCGACATTCACCTGATTTACCGCGAAGATGGCCCGCTCAACGGCCGCATAGCCGGCAGCACCGGCAGCAACCAGGTCCTCATACTGGCCGGGGATGGTGGAACCACCGGCGTCAAGGGTGTGCAGTTTTCCGTAGTAAACATACGCGTTGGCGCCGTCGGGGATTTCCTCACTCAGGATGGTCAGTGTATCTTCCCACAATGAGAACCGCTGGTAGCGCCTGGGGAACTGGCCTACCGGATACTCAACCGCCACCACCGCTACCCTGTCGGAAAGGTTTGATATATCCAGCTCCCGCGAGCCTGAACTGGTGGCTTTGGTTGCTTTCTGCTCACAGGGCAGATGTTCGGAAAAACCTTTTACCGCGCGGGCAATGTGCCGGTTCAGCTCATCATCCGTCCAGCGGTAGTTACCGGAATCTTCGTCATGGAGGTCACGGCGGACAATAGTTCTCATGTCAGTCAGGTTCATGACGCTATCACCCCCGACTTTTTGACCTCCACTCTCTCCAGCTTCGTGCAGGGCAGGCCCTCGTCATGGCGGCAAAGCTCCAGATCACAGAAGGAAATCTCCTCACTATCCCCACCCTCGTTGATACTGACGGCTTTACCGCTTATTTCCCTAGCATAGTCCATGAGCAACTTCGCATCAGCCTCGCTGTTAAAGCTCAAATCGATTCTTACCCGGTATTTCATCGGTACCTCCATTTAGTAGCTAGGTAGTTGCGCTGTATTTCTAACGGTGTTAGCAACCGGCGGTAAATTCTGACTTCGCCCATGTCACCTTTGAAGTACTCAGCCCCTCCCGAAAATCTGGCAATCTGCAGAGGGGTGGTATTGGAAATCGAACCAATGCCGGTGGCGTCATCGGTGACATCAGTTTCCCCATCAACGGACAGCATGAGCCCCGTAGAGCTGTCCCGGTCCGCGGTGGCGACAAGATGGTGCCATATATCATCCCTTAAATCACCGGAGCCGGTTACCGTCTGCTGGTTGGTGCCATCTTTGATGGACAGGGTTGCCTTCCCACCGATAAGGCGGAAGAAAAGCCACGCCGCCGACTGTTTAGAAATCAGGCGCTGTATGGCCCCGCCGCTTGAAGACGCCCTGAGCCAGATTTCAAGGCTGAAGTCACCGGTGCCAAAGTCGAGCGCCGAATGGTGAGCGACCACGATTCTGTCATCAGTGCCATCAAAATAATGCCCGTTTGGTCTCCACAATGCGCCAGTTCTTTGGCAGAGGTGTCCATAGGCGTCTCTGGACATGAAGGACGCGCCATCCAGCTTATACAATGGCAGATACAGCACCAGACTGGAGTCAAAAACAAAGTTCATATCCCACCTCACGATGCAGAATACTTTATTCTGATGTAGCTGGAATTTTTAACCCTGGCCCGGCCTTCGTTAGCTTCATTGCACTGGATAACCAGCCTGACCTCAAAAGGTAAGGAATTGAAATTGCTGACCATCTGGAAGCGGCCGCTCCGGGTCTCCTCAACATAGCCGGTGCCAATATCCGTCTTGGTTACGGCACTGTGCAGGTCAACCCAGGTGCCGCCCTTGTTCCTGCCCTGCCATTTATAGATGAGGTCAGCCGTAGCTGAAGACACCGCCCGTAATGCTGCCGTCAGGCCGAACTCGATCTCTATCACTTCGCCCAGCGCGGGTGGCTGCATGGTGACACACTCAACCTCAACATCAGTGTCCGGGGTGGTCGTATCCACCTCCGCCGACCACTGAACGCCATCCGAGGTCAGGTCACCCTTGGCAAAAGGATATTCCGTATGCTCAATTACTGCCAGTACCATCTCTTATACCTCCTTGAAAGGGGGGAGGGTAGTCCCCTCCCCCGCTGCTTTTTAGTCTTTCACTCCGATTAACGCCGCTGCCTTTACCGAGCTGAACAACGCCAGCGAGACGTACCACTTGACCCTGGTCCGGGTGGCGTCCTTGCTCTCCATGGAGCCGATGGGTTCGACGGTCAGGCCGCCGGGAGCGGTGAGGCCACAGAGCGCCCACTCCCCGAACTGAACAGCATAGATGGTGGAGCAGTCGCTGCCGGTGGTCCCGGTCTCAACGCCGCCGCTCAGCGCGTGGGTGTCCAGTATCCAGTCATTAACGCCAATTGGAATGCCGTCCCAGAGCTGGATGAAGTTACCCCACTGGTCACGGTCACTATCGACAAGGCCGCCACTGGCCCTGACCAGCGCGTTGATCTTGCGTCGCGACCGACGACTCACGACGAGCATGTCCGGCTTGCCGCCCTTGACGGCATCGATGAGCTCGTCGAGCTTGGACAGGGTGAGGGTGGCCCCGGTAGCTCCGGCCGCGATGACCTGGTCGCTGGCCGTGGTGGTGTCGATTAATGTTCTCAGGCCATCGAACTGCTTGGCATCGACTGAGCTATCGCCATAGATAAAGGTCTCCTCAAATTTGTCCTTGACCGCCTTGGCTTTCAGTTCCACCACCGCCGCCTCCAGGTCCTGGACATTGCTCCGGGTGGTCTTGAGGAAGTTGTCCACATCGGCGTCCCCACCCATAATCTTCAGGTTGGCCGTTATCTGCTCGAAGGTGGGCGTGGACTCCGCCCAGGTATCGCCAACATCATAGAAATCCACGCTGGGCAGGGTCTTCTCCTGGTTGTAGGTCAGCCCGTTGCCGACAATTTCAATGAAGGGCATTTGCCGCAGGACGGATGATTCCTTGATAATGGTCTCCACCACGCCCTGGAGCAGCATATCATTGGAAAGTTTACTCGCTTCTACAAGTGTCAAAGCCATTTATCTCTTACCTCCTATTGCGTATTGAATCTTTTCCCGCGGAGACAGAACCGACAGGTCGAGCGGTGCCCGCGGTGGCGCTCCAGCCGGCACTCTGCTTTTTGCAGTCTCCGCCTCAATTCCCTGTTTCACCTTGTCAACCAGTGCTTGGGCGCTTTTCAGGGATTCGTCTATCACTTCCACCGAATCGCCAGTTATAAGTTCGGGCGGTACTTCTGGATGTGTCGCCACCACCAGTTCTCTGTAGCTGACCACTGCCTGGGACAGCAAATTATTTATTTGAGCCAGTTTCCCTTCTGATTCGGCAATGGTTTGCTTCAGGCCGGCAATCTCGGTATCCCTGGTCGACAGCGTTTCCTGAAGGTCACCTATGGTTGCAGCTCTGGCCTCGAGTTCACGGTTGAGCGCCTCTTTCTCTTGCTTCAGGTTTTCCAGTTCCTCCCGAAGCACTTCAAGCTCGTTGGTCAATTCTTTTTCTTCATCAGCCACCGTTATGCCTCCTGCTGGTTATTCCTCAACGCCTTCCGCCCGAGCCGTCAAAACCCTCTCTCTCTTTTCGTTTCTCATCGGTCTGGCGTTAAGCTGTCGGTTCATTTTTAAAATTGTTTCCCGCTCTTCAAGCCATCGCTCGAACTCGCTATCCGGGTCTCTGACCCCCAGTTCGTCCATGGCACGCCTTCGGGAGTGTATGCCATTCTGGACGAGTACCTGTTCGTTATTTACCTGACGGGTTATGTCGTGGGGCAGCACCGGCCCCCATATCACCCGCAGATGGTTTTTACCAAAGTTCATACCCTGATACTTTTCCAGCAGCTTGAGAATCATCTCATTTCGACGGTTGTACACGGCGGTGCGTATGATTCGCTTCCGCCTTACCTTCTGCAGCAGCGGGTGAAGTTCAATTTCCAGCGCCACTCCGGAAAGGTCTCTCTCCGTGCCCCCAAAGGCGGAGCGGGGGGATTCAGAAATGTCGTGCAGGGTACGGTAAAGCAGGTCAATGTAATTGATGTGCAGGTTAACGCCGCCGCCCTGAAGCAGATCAAGCAGGTAGGCCTTGGCGTCCTCCGGTATGTTCCACACTGCGCCGGGCCTGATGGCGATATCCTCCGACTCTTCCACATTCTCCAGAACGGCAATGGGATTGCCGGACAGTTCCAGTATCCGTGATAGCTGGCTCATCGCCCGGTTCAGCTCACGCTGCGACTCCATAATCTGCGGCAGGTCAGACACGCCCCAGAATTTCTTGGGCTCACGCAGGTTGGGGTAAATGATGAAAGGGATAAACCCATAAGGATTTGGTTTCTGTTCTACCAGCATGTTATCTAAATACAGTTCAAAGTCCTGAGCCGTCCATACCTCGGCCACCGTAGCTTTCTTGTTCTTGGGCCTTATCTGATAAAGAAGCTCGGTTTCTTCCGCCGATAGCACATATCTGGAAGCAACCCGCCATACCCTTGAGGTATCATCTCCCAGCCACCAGGTATAAATACCCTGGACATCGGGAGCGGTTACCCTGACTTTCTTTTCCACCGCGTCCCAGATAACCTTGTAGCAGGCATCACCGAGTATGGCGCAGTCAACCTCCGTCTCCAGGTCAACCTGCTCCAGGTTATTTTCCTCATACACCCCATACAGGGCCTCCTCTGCCTGCCGGGCTCTGTCTCTCGCTGCCTCTGAATCCTCCGCCGCCGCAACGTCAAAGTGAATGCCCGATACCAGGTATGACGTCATCTTATCGATGAACACCTTGGCATAGTTAAAGATGAGGCGTCTTTCTCCCCTTCTCTCCCTGCCTGTCCACTGCTGACCGTGATAGAAATCGAGAAGTTCTTTATAACCCTTAGTACGGTCAAGGTCCAATCTTGCCAGCTGCATGGGAAGCGTTTCATTCAT